TCTAAAATTAGTTGGTCAAAATCTACATTGTTTTGAATCCATAAAGCGACTTCTAAATTAGACACTCCTATAATTTCCATATCACAAGCCTCGCCAAGACAATGTTGTGATGTTGCTTTTGAACCTATAGCCTCTGATAATTCTGGGCTACGATAACCAGATGTGATGATAATAGGCTTTTCAAACTTTGCTCTAACAGGCTCTAATACTTCATAACAAAGATCGCCTAGATTTTTAATTTCTCCAGCACCAGCTTTATTAATTATACCTTTTCTTGTAGCTGTTTGTGATTTTTCAAATTCTTCTAAAGTAAAATGCTTTGAAAGTTGCATAGGAATTACCTTGCAGTTGCTGGGGTATTATTTGTTCCGACTAGTGGGGATTCTGCGAAAGCCATGTAGATGTATGTTGCACCAGAAATATTAGTTGCAAAAGCATTTGTAGCATTATCTCTTAATTTAAAACCATTAGATAAAAAATCACAAGCATTTTGACCAGAATATTCACTATCAGAATTACTTGGAAATAATTTTTTATTCATAAGATTAAAACTATCTCTTTTATTATCTAATAATACCCAATCACTTGTACTATCAGTTCTTTTAATTATAACAAATGAGGGTTTCATTCCTAGATAGCAGAAACTTCCGTCCGTACTTCCATTTCCTGTGTAGCTTCCAAACTTACTGAATCCTTTTTTCTCTGCGAAGCAGTAGGCAATCATACTTCCACTTGACTCATTGTGATTAGCATTATTTCCAAGAGTAAATACAGAAGAATCTGGAGATGTATTATTCCAATAATCTGAACCTGTAGCTGATGCTTGTGTTAAATTTAAAAAAATAGCTTGAGTGTTACCAATAGCATCATGGTAAGTAATCCAATTTTTAGTTCCATTACTTCTACTTTTAAAAATAATCATTTTAGGAGCAACACCTAATCCATGACCAACTGTAGCATTAGAACCTGTTCCTGTATAAGACACAATACTAAATCCACTTGTAGTTGATGCTGAGACTGTAGAGGTTATGCTTCCATCTGTGTTTGAAGCTGTTGTGTTTGAGGCTAACCAGTTCCATGAAACTAAAGAATTACCACTTCCATTAACATTAGTATTATTAGTTGTTCCTATAGTAAATCCATCACTATCAAATGATGTAATATTATTTTCTGTTGCCTCTGCATTTGTTAAACTTGTAACAAGTCTTGTGCCACTGCCTCTAATAATATCCATTAAATGACCATGTGAGGCTACATCTCTATTTTTTATCCATAATAAATCTGGCTGAAAACCAACACCTGTTATAGATTGTCCTGTTGCACCAGTACCTGTGTACAGTTTAGTATTAAAATAATCTGTTGGTTTATTTATCTGATTTCCCATTATGCCAATCTCCTATTCCAATATTCTTGAGTTAATTTATTTATTTGTTCAGAATATTCTTTAGTAAAGTATGGTCTATATCTACCAAGTTTGTAACCTAATTCCAAATATTTTTTTAATTGGTTTAAATAAACTTTACTAGTTTTAGTTCCTTTATGAATGACAACTCTATGTTTATCTCCATCTTTAAAGTTAATATTGTAACCTTTTAAATATGTATTTTTTATATGTTGCAAACTCATTTTTAACTTTGTTGATATTGGTATAATTCTACCTTGTTTTTTCTTTCTTAAATTTTCTATATGTTCTTTGCTAAATTTTAATTCTGATCTTAATTTTTGTGCTATTCTTGAATTGATTTTATAATCTCTACCATCTTTTTTATAATAACTCATACATTTAAAAGCATACAACATACTTCTTCTTGCTAATCCTTTAGTAAATTTACAAAGTAACATATGAACAATAAAATGTTCTTTAGCAGTTAATTCTACTAAATTTTCTTTGTTATCTTTACCATTAAGACATCTTGGTAAGATATGATGTTTTTCTGAATAGCCTTTTATTTTTCTATTCAATGCTTTGTTAATAATTGCATCATGCCAAGATTTATATTTATTATTTTTAAACATTAGTCATATTCTTGGGAGTTAATTGATTTTGTGCATAAAGCCTTGTAGCCTGTGGGTGGCGAAAATTCAAAGATACCGATTCCATCATCTGGGTTTTGTGCAGATGATACAGCAGTTGTGCCAAAATATCCATTGCCGAAGTTCCATTCCCAAATTGCTTGTGGACTATCTCCAGCAATATCCCCACAACCAAAAAAATAAAAACCTAATGCTGTACTAGATGCTGCTGTAATTGAAGAAGCACCAGTTCCAGTTGCACCTGATGTTGGGTCGCCACTATTTTGAAATGTACCATTTTTAGAAAAATATAATTTATTATTATCTAAATCAACAGCAATACCAACAATATCTCCATCAGTATAAGTAGCACCATTACTTTGACCAGTTATAGCACCAGTTTCTCCATTATAAACATATTGATTTGATAAACTTCCAAATCCTTGATTTGTACCTGTTATTTGTGTAGCTCCTATACCAATTTTTGAATATGCTGTACTTGTTTGAATTACTTTACATTCTGCATAATATTTACCACTTGCTGCACCTAATGTAGAAAGAATTGGTGATTGATAATTAGTTAATGTTGAAGATGATGTTCTTGTATTACCATTTGTTAATCCATGACCAGAATAAAAATTATCTAAAGGATTTAATGTAGCAAAAACATTACTAGGGGTATCTATTGTTTGTGTCATTGTTCCATTAACAGTAAAGTTATTTCCATTACCAGAACTATCTGTTCCAAAAGCACCACTATTTTCAAATTTTAAAAAGAATCCATTTGTACCATAAGTAACTGATGGTGCAGTTTTAGGTTTCCATATTCCAGTTGTTGCATCTGTTTCGCCAAAGGTTGATGCGTCATAAGCTGTGCCGTCTATGAAGTGGACATGAGCCATTGAGCCATCCCAAAATTGTGCTGAACCTGTAAAAGTTCCAATATACATTGTATGAGAACCGTCTGGTACTTTTATATCATCATTTTGTGATGGATATGTAGCTGTTGAAAATGAAGTTTCTTGAACACCATTTACATAAATTTTAACTCTATTTGATTCTGTAGCTTGAGTTGTATCAACTGAAATTACAAAATGGTAAAAACCATTAACGTCTCTATATTCTGCATCCGTTATAAATCTTAAATTATATGCACCATTATTATTTTCTATTTTAAAATTTTCATTTCCATCTATTGCACAAGTTAATCTTGATGTACCAGAAACATAATTGTTAAAAATGTGCATATCATCACTTTGAGAACCTTGTGATTTTTTTACCCAAAAAGAAAATGTAAATATTTTTGAACTTGTTGGTGTGCTAAATGTTTTTGATAAATATGTACTAGCCATTAGTTAAATTGCCCCGCATTGTTAATTCCAACAGATACTGTAATACTAAAGTTTCTGTCAGCAGTTTGTGATTCTCCATCTGTTGCTCTTAAAGTAAAGTTATAAGTTGTGTCAGATGTAGGTTCTGGTGCTGTTCCTGTGATTGCACCTGTTGAACTGTTTAAAGATAAATTCATTGTACTTGCTGGTGTGTCAGCATTAGAAGTTAAAACTGAAGTTGTTTCTGAGTAAGCTACTGTAGAATCTGATGTTGCTGAAACTGATAATGAAACTGTTGAACCAGCAGATACACTTCCGATACTTCCTGATGCTGTACTCCAAGTAGGTGCAGAACTTGCCGATAAAATAGCAGTTGATGATCTTACTGCATAACCATCATTGTTTTCTACTCTTACATAATAATCTGCGTTAGGTATATTAAATGTTGCTGAAAGAGTTGTAGAGTTTGTCCAAGTTACTGCTACTGCTCTATAGATTTGACCTGTGCTATCGTTAATAGCCTCTACGATTGGAACTGATATAAAGTTTGTTCCACTAATTATAACTGCTGAGTTTGTATCAGGCTCAACAAATAAAGATGTTGATGTAATAGTTGGAAATGTTACTTGTGTTCCTGTAAGTGTAACTGAATCTGTTGCTTGATCGAATGTACCTATAGTAATCCAAGCATCATTATCTGCGTTTCTGATTTTAAGTGCATTTGAATTTGTATCATACCACCATTGATAAGCATAAGTAGTAGATGGTTCTGTTGCACCAGAATTATTAGTTGCAATAGCAGATAAACTGTTATTGTGGTCAGTTCTATAACTAGGAAAAGTTTGGTTATTTATAGTATAGTCGTGCTGTGCCATTTGTTAAAATCCTTTTGCAATATAGTCGAATGTTCTTGAAACTGCTGTATCACTAGAGTTTTTAAAAGTAACATCAAATCCATTAATAGTTTTATTCTCTACTAAAAAATAATCTCCTGTTGCCATATTTTCGCCTGTGATACCTACTGCATAATTAACAGATTTGAAAGGGTTTGTAAATGAAACAGTATAAGTAGTTGCACCAGATACTATATCATTTCCACTAAATATTCTATCAGGCATATCAATAGTAACAGAAACTTCACTTACTACAGGTGTTGTTGCACCATCTCTTGATATTAAATATAATCTAAATTTTGCAAAACGAAATGTATAATCCCCAATTACAAAATTTTTGTAATCTGTATATGTAACTCCATCATCTGATAAAGCTATTTCTAAATGAGCATTAGAGTTAGATGGAGAATCCCCATCAAATGAACCTGTTGCACTATCAAACAAACTAAATCCTCTACCATCATCAAATAATTCAGTAGGGTTTTCTGCAAACTGTGTAATAGATGCTGTTACTCTTGAAGTATAAATTCCACCAATATCTATAGGTGCTGAAAATAAATAAGTTCCATCTTGGCTTAAATCTGTAAGTTTTAATGTGTCATTTTCTAATGTTAGATTTGTTTTTGTACCAGAAAATGTAGGGTGTTCTGATTGTGTTGTTACTGCATTGAAATTTCCAATAGATGAAATATTAGTTGCTATGACAGTTGCATTTACAGAATAGTTATTCAATTTATCAATCGCTTTGATAAGAAAACTGCCCGTCCTAGCTGGGACGGAAATACTTGTGGCTGGACGAGATACTTTTTCAATTAAAGATACTGAGTTTTGCCATTCTGCACCACTTGTTAATGTTGAATATCTTATTTGATAATGTGAGAGGTCTACGTCAGGTATCTGTTCCCAATTTAAGTGAGCCTCTTGTCCAATAATATTGCAAGAAAAATCAGTAACATCTGATGGTGGCTCAGTACTTCCTATAATAGTTCTTTGTGCTGAAATATAAGTTGAAGATACACCTAAACTATTGACAGCTTTAACTCTAACATCATAAACAGCTTGTTCTTTAACATTTAAAACTCTATGAGTTAATCCTGTTCCTTGTGTATGAATAATATAATCTGAATCTGTGCTTAACTTGTATTCTACTTGGTAATAATCAACGAAATTATCTGTACTTGCACCTATAGTAATATCTAATGCAACAAGTGGAGTTTGGTTATATTCAATTAATGTATCATCTAAAGTTAAACTTGCTGGTGGCTGAATATTAAATGGATTAGGAAGATTAGTTGTTGGTACTGTAGGTACTTGTCCTTTTTCCGACCATTGGTAATGATTGTCTTGATGTTCTACTAAAGATAATCCTATTGTAAAATCTTGATTAAATGTAATACCAATAACTCTAAAAGGTTTAGCAGAAAAACCCATAGAACTATGTGTGATATTTACTATTTCTCCAATAGATAAATCATAAGCATTAAAATTAATATTAAGACCTAAAGATAAAGCCTCTCTTGATCTTCTTAAAATAACTTCAGCCATTTCTTCAGCTTGATATTGATTTGTTAATGTTGTGAAATTAAATCTACCCTCTAATAAAAACCCACCATCTTCTGCTTTCATTGTTGCGTGTTGATCTGCACTAGGAAGTCCTGAATCATCTACTGGTGGAAATTGTGTTTCATTCACTTGATAGTTTCTATCAGGGTCTACAAATCCAACTATAACTCTATTATATCTTTCATTTTTAGGTGGGGTTGATAATGAATAACCACCAATAATATCATCTTCAGTTAATGTAATATTTGCTGTACCTGTTGTTTCTATAATTAAATTATACTTACCAGCATTATAAGGTAAATAACCTCTACAGCCTTTTAATAATTCTCTAACATTTTCTATAATGGTTTTTGAAGTATCTAATGCAGTATTAATATCAAATATATTAATATCACTTCCACCTGAATATGGAGTTACCTGAGTTTCACAAATTACAGAAGCATCATAAAAACTTTGTAAATCTATTTCTGAATCTTGTAATCCTTTTCCATATCTTGTATCTGTTAAGTAATCTAATAAACACCATGCTGGATTAGTTTCATAAGTAGCCGATTGCTCTACTAAACTAGCATTAAAAGTTCTAACTTTTTTACCTTGTATTTTAGCTTGTACTTTTGGAATACCTGTAAATGCGTCTTGATTCCATTTAAACCTAATTGCTAAATAGCATAAGCCAGATAATTTGTGATTAGTTCCCCAATTATCTAATGTTGATAATAATGTTGATGCTGATTGACCATCTGTTCCATAATGAGGCTCTACTCTAATTAAACTTTCTGAATCTTTATAAAAATTAGCATCTGAACTATCTACTTCAACTGCTGTACCATCTGCAAAGCTAGATGCAAATGTAACAGGTTTATCGTCAATTCTTATTTCTGTTATATCGTTTATCTCTCCCTCTGACATAACAATAGCCATATATAAATAGGTATTATCTGTTCCTGAAGTTTCCATGAACACTCTAGTTCCACCTGTAAGTCTTTCTCCATAAATTACAGGAATGTTTGCATCATTAGATTGTTTATTAATTAATAATCCTCTTTCAAAGTCATCAAATTGGTTAGTTCCAAAATCTTGTATTTCAGGAACTTTCGGTCTTAATGCCCAAGATATAAATAAAGTTATACCTAAAGAGACTAAAGGATTCATGTTTGTAAAGAATTTTGAAACTGAAGTTACTGCTTTTACAAATCCACCCATTATAACCAAGCCTCTTTAGTAGTTCTTGTAACAATTCTAATAATCTTATTGTTTTTAATTCTTATCCAATTAATCTCTTTGCCTATTCCAAACTGTCTAGTTAAAAAAGATTTAGTCCACTTCATAATATTTTTAAGATTATATTTGCAGATTGTTTCTATATGCCAAAGATTATTACCTGAGTTCCAATCTTTATTATTTATTAATCCTGTTTGTTTAAATTGATTATGTGCTTTATCAGATAATAGACCCCAATTAGTAAATCCTATTAATTTGTTATTATCGTAATGTTTCTTAAATTGATTTAAAGATATGCTAGGCATAAGATAATTAATCAAATCATTATCTGAACAATCATCATATCTATTATAGTTTCTATAAAGAGAAATAATATCTTGCATTATGCTCTACCCCATTTAATATCTTGTACTGTTTGAGAGGCAAAATCCATACCAACATCTGTGCTAAAGAATCTTTGTTGTGATGTATTATTTGTTTTACGGCCATTCTTTTTATTAAAGTCAGCCCAATGCGATACAATAGATAATGCTACTGCACTAGATGTATCTGTTTCTTGAATTTCAAAGTTTTCTATATTGCCTTTATAAAGTAAAAAAGGATCAGGCACTAAGGTATTATCATTTGCTAGTAATCCTCTAAATATACTAACCTCATCATTAATTACATTTTCATTTAATACTGTTGATATGAATGTTTGGTCAGCACCAGATAAAGTTAAATTAATACTAGATTTACTTACATCTGTTTGCTCTGAAAAATCTGATATTCCTAATACAAAATCTGATGCGTTATAAGTAACTGATGAGCCTGATATTGATGATGTTAGCGAAAAGGAACAATCAGTAAAATTAACAGGAGTGCTGAACCCAATAGTGATAAGATGTACTGGTCTAATATCATTTGTTGCTAATTGGTTCTTTATCGCTGTTGTTAGGCTTCTCGTCATATAATTCGTAGTTAGTTTGATTTACACTTTCTGTTCCTTTTAACATAGTATATTCAAATTTGCTATTAGGTTTCTTATATTCCTTTAGATCGTTTATTGAAGTATCTATTTCATCTTCATTAACAATAGCTTCAGCAATAAAATCAGCACTTATTCTATGCGTTATTTTATATTTTTTCATTAAAGTGATTCTTCTACATCAAATTCAAATTGATATAAAGCATTACCATCTTTATCTGCACCAACAACTCCAAATTCTTGAATATCGTTAGTCAAATGTACAGTAAATGGAATATTATCATATTGTATATCTGATGAAGAAACTGCTGTAGTTAAAGGTGGCTCAATAGTAAGTGAGCCTGTTGAAATATCTGATTGATCTGCAACGACCATATAAACTTTATCGTGATTAGCAAATTTAATAAAATCTCCAGCTTTTAATGTGCCTGTTCCTGTGCCACCTAAAGTAATTGATGTAGCACCAGCAGATGCAGTACCATTAGGTGTTCCACTAGCTGTACCTCTAGCATCTTCGACTTCTGGTGGGATAATTGTAAAGTTTTCTTT